TTTGCACTTGCATTTATTGATAAGCGTATAGAGTTACCTCTAAACTGCTCTATCATTGGGCGAATAAGATTGTATACAATCTTTATTCTATTTCTTGTTTGCTTGGTAGCATCCATTAAAAAAGCCTCAACATCTTCATCGAAGGTCCATTGATTACCTTTATAGAAGTTTTTATTTAGCTTTGTTTTAGCTATAAATTCCTGGTGCAAAGATGTGCTTGCATCTGTAAGGGTGAATTTCCCATACTGCAAGTGATAAGCAGCGTCCTTATCCTTTGTAGTTAGTCTATTTGGTTTATTAACTGCTTCGTTTGAAAAGTAGAACATAAATTAATCTTTTTTTAATGTGTGTCGTGAAATTGTTCTATTAGGTCTTCAGCGTTTAATTCGATAAAGTCCCCGTCTTCTTTTTCAGTTATACCAAATCCGCCTTCAGCTTGGTTTATAAGTGTAGACATGTTTCTACTTATTACAGCACAAGCGTCTATGTATGCTTTTTTCTTTGTCCAATCAACCTCGCTATCTTTATTTAGAAATTCAGTCTTTATATTTACATCGACAAGCAACTCATAGTTTTGCATTATCTTTTCAGTCATCATTTTTGCACGTATTCTTGGACCAATTTCAAATCTACGCATTTCTCCAATAGCAATTCTTAATTTTTCAGGATAGTTTCCTGCTGAGTAAGTGCTTTTTAATGCGTCAGCATTTTTACCATGCGATTCAATAAGAGCTAATTCGGTTCTTTTCCTATCGTCTTCCTCATACATGAATGGACTTGCTTTACATGCAAAATACCAAGCAAAAAGCAATTCAAACTTATTTACTTTCGTAAATATGTCTACCTTTTTTAATTCTGGATAATCTGATAAAAGACCATTCTTAGTTCTTGGATAGAACATTGACAATTTTTTATCTGTAGGTTCTTTACTCATTATGCGACTCTTTTTCTTACTTCTCGTCTACTCAAGTTTCCATTATGGTCCCTATATAATTCATGTCTAACAATATACTTGTCAGCTTCACTCTTTATCTCTTTAGGGATAAGATGAGAATACGATAAGCTACAAATATAAGAAAAAACTACAGCAAACAAAACGTCATCATGATATTTCCTTTTATCGGCCGTTCCCCATGTCTCATTACCACTATCTGTAATGGTGCAAACAAAGGTTCTTAGCTGTATAAAAAATACATCTATACATATTCTATCTCCGTATGCTTGTATAAATTCAAATAGCTTATTTATTATAAACTTAGTTCTTGCTGAACGGTTATCTATACCTATTATTGCTGAACCTCCCTGCATATACTCTGGAAGCTCTGTTCTATAGACCAAACTACTATAAAACCCCTTTGTGTCTACATAATCGATGTATGCTGTTCCAATGTTTGACTCTACAAGCTCTTTAGCTCTTTTATCACTGCTATTTTCTGTTCCGTAGTAAAGATGGAGTAGCATTGTCTGTAAGAAAGTGTATTTATGGTTACTATCCCTATAGTTTACTATAGCTGAAGTTGTTTTATAGTGGGCGTCAAATATTGCTGATGCCATATTTGAATATCCGTTATCTGTAGCAATAGGATCCGTTCCTCCATAATATCTATTTATCCAGTTTTTGTATGGGTGCATGAATATTATAGTTGAAGCTCTTGGGTCATCATCTTCTGTAGGTACAAATGTGGCTCCTGTTATCATGAATGGAACATCTTCATTTTCTCCTGCAGGTCTTGATGTGTCAAATACCGGCTCGAAAAATCCTTTCTGAGCTCTTACGTTGTGAGGAATATCCCTGATCCTTTCAATGTTTCTATTGATATAATCGATTCCAACAAGTGTTTTTGCTGAGGTAAGGAACATATCTTCGACAATAGAGGGGTATGTTTGTCTAAATTGAACAAGTTTTTCCTCTCTATCAGGGCCATCAACAGTATATACTTTTTTCTCTGATTCGTAAAATTCTTTTGTAATACCTGGTCTACATGTCCAGTCAAAAAATAAAGGAACAATACCACTACTAAACTCTCTATTGGTCCAGTTTCTCATACATTGAGTATATTCCTCTTCGTATGCTTTACCACCCTTATCCATTTCTCCACCAGTACCCCAAGCAATAATCTGACGCTTCATTTCAAGCATCTTTGTAATAGGGTTCTGCATAAACATTGTAGGACGAGCCTCTTTCATCATCTTACCAAGTATTCCGATGTAACCAGCCTCATCTATCATTACAAGCTGTGGAGAACCACCATTTATCGCTGAAACAGATGGTGCTACTACTTGTAGTTTTGAGTTTATACCTTTTTTTGTTCCTTTTTTAGCCTTAGAACTAAGTCTAAATAAATTATCCCTATCATTACTTACTGCAGGCTTCATCCATTCAGGCAGCTCGCTAAATGGATATTTTATCTTATCTTCAAAAATCTCTATACCGGTTTCTTTATCTTGTGTAATAAATTTCAGGAAGAAATTTTTGTTGAAAACGATTTTCTTTAAGGCACAACCACCAAGAGTCGATGTTGCTGCTATTTGTCGACCTTTACCAATCATCATAGAGTAGCCACAGTCAAACATGTAAGCAATAACCTCGTGAACAGGCTTAGCATCGTATGTTCTTGCTCCAGAGGTTAAATCACCCTCTTTAAGCACAAGGTATTTATTTAGAAAGTATAGCGAGTTTTCTTTACATCTACGCATCTCTTCGATAGCGTAAAACTTTTGCTCATCAAGTGAATGGTGATTTGTTATTGAGCCATTTTCTGAATACCATTGATTTGCTTGCTGTACATAAAGCCTAAACTTTTTGTATGGGACCATTTTTTGAAATCCAGAATTGATGCTGTCAATCCATTCTATAAAATCCCTCTCGTGTAAAGTTTTTGATGTTGGCAACCAATCTTCAGCTTGGATATCAAGAGAGCCTTCAAATCTGTAGTCCGTTCCTTCTGTGATGTTTTTATAACCCTCGGCAGTTTTTATAACTATAGTCTTCTCTTCTTCAGCAACAGAACCAGATATTATATCGATATGCTTATCAGCATCGATGGCTTTTTCACTTTTTACGCTTACATCAGAAACCAATAGTGTTTTTGTAGCTCTTTTTGTTTTTAGAGCTGGCTCGGAGATATAGTTGTGCTGCTTGAGAAGTTTTATATCCTCATCGCTTATCGATATTCCTTTGGTATGCAGGTCGAAAAGGAAGTCAAGCCTATTTGACCTTACTATTTCGTTTTTTGTCTTTATACTCATTTCTTCTGTTCTTGAGACAAATATAAATAAAAAACCCCATACTTTTGATATAGGGTTTTTTATGGTTAGTGGGTAGTGTTATTATTTTTGTTCGAAAGAAAGCTCGTTCAATGCTTCAATAGCATCAGAAATAGCACTTACTGATGATTTTAAAGAACTGAAATACTTTTTATCAAGCTCGATAAATTTCATCGTGCTATGATCGATAATTCTTTGGTGCGATGTAGCAAGTTTCTTATCGCTAAATTTCTTCAAGCCTTGCTCAATGTTTATCAACAAAGAAACAGCTTTCGCTCTTACTGTGTCAGCATTGTAACCTTCCTTGATACCTTCGTCGCCATTGTATAGTGAATTGCTATCACTGTGGTCAACGTATTCCTGCTTAAAGTCTATCTTGTCATAAACATTAGTAAGAACTTTTCCCAAATTATTTATCGCACTATCTAATTTTTTAGATACTGCAGCATCAAGTTCTGAGCCTTGAAGCGTCATAAGCTTCTTCATAGTAGCTTTTGCTTGTGAAACAGTCATTCTTGCTGTTTCGAAAGTTGTTGTCATTTCATTTAAACGCATTTTTTTTTGTTTTAAAGGTTAAAAAAAAGAAGGTGTTACTGTGCTTCGCACCTTCTTTCTCGAAACTATGCTACCGCTTTTAGTGGAGAATAGTTTCCGAATAAATTTACTAATTTTCCTGTTAAGGATGTCAACCACTTCGCGCTTACCACATACTTGCAGTCAAAACCAAAAAACGACCCCATATATTCTTACTATCAGTGGAGTCGGAGGGATTCGAACCCTCGTCCAAACAATCTGTCAATAAACAGGTTAACAGTGCAAATATATATAACTTTTTTTAAATAAAAAAACCTCCGGTTAGAGGAGGTTTTTTTAGTTAGGTGTAGTTTTTCTTACGGCGTTACTGTAGATACTAAGCCTACTATAGCTGTGAAGTCGTTATCCATCAATATTGATGTTGCGTACTCCCAAGTAACTTGTTTTACATTCATAC